GAAGCTGCTGGTGTGGTGTTCGATGACGTCAAGGTGGACGATCGATAACGACAGCACAACGACGTCAGCTCAAAGACGAGACAACCACGATCGGTGCGATTGCGGTTACTGTGCGAACCGCCGTCGTGCTGGTCGACGTTGCTATGTAGATCACGTCCCCAGGATTAAGTTGAGTCGCTGGGTCGAAATACCTAGCACCTAGGACCGTAGCGAGCGTATCGCTTGTCCTATATGACCAATAGGTGATGTTCGGGGTTGCAAATGATACAAGGTCGGATGCTAGGAAAGCCATGCGAATTATCTTTCGTGTAAACGGTTAAACGCTATGCAACGCCGCCTGCGCTCATCTCGTACCAGTTTCCCTGGTCCGATGCGCTCTCGCCCGGAAGCACGGGCTCCGCATAGCAGCGACAATTATAAATAGACCCAGCGTGCGCCCTCACGCCATTCGTTGCCGCTATCGGCGGACTGTCCCATCGATGAAACGTTCCGTCCAACTTTCGATGCGACCCCATTTCAAGGGTGTTGAGCTTCGCAAAGTTCTTGGTGCCTATGGCCGGCCGGACATCCCAATCGTGGCTCGATCGCCATATGTATCCGGGGGACCCAACGTATTCCGCCCGCGCCTGCGTCAGCGATGTAGCTGCCCGTCCAACTTCAGTTCTAGCTATGAGATTAGCTCGTGCGCGTGTAACCTCGCCGGTCCGATATATCTCGTCGCCTATTTCCTTGGCCCTCGCGCCTTCGTAAAGGGCTCCTGTCACGAGTTCATGAACTCGGTTGGCAGCTTCCAGGGGGAGGGACGTTATAAGGTGGACCTGCTCTTGCATCAGGTCGAACATAGCCTCGCCGGTCGGCGCCGCGTATATCTCGCGCTTGAGTTCGAGGCCAAGGTATCGGGTGTATTCTCCCCAGACCTTTTCATCCCGCCTCGATACGTCGTTCAACATTCTCTGGGCCGTAACGCGCGCCCATGGCCGAAGCAGGTCTGAGTATCGGCGGAGCGTCTGCTCTAGCTCGTTCACCTGATGCGCGTCTGTGGGATCGAACATCTTAACGATGTCTTCGACTGCCTTGGCGACTTTGCGGAGGTTAGTCGCGTAGGCACCCTCAGCGCGTCTTGTCTTGGCGAAAAATGCCCGTTGCTTGCGAGTCTCGCGGGAGCTGACCTTATCCTGCGTCGACGCCATTAGCCATTTTTGGAAAATGTACGTAAATCATACCGCCTCACGCACAATAGTTGATGGTATACTCGCCGACTCGCTGCACGACGAACACATCGTCCCCTGCTGTATCAAGCGCCCTGCGATGATCAATATATGCCTCGTCGTAGAACGATGGCAGCGGATATGGACCAGTCTTGACGCCAGCGCGCCCCGCATCTAGCTGCGCGGTCGTTGGTAGCAGTAGAGTGAGAACGTCAGGCCAGTAGCTATAAAATGAAACGAGTGCGCTCGATGGTAGACCAGGAACGGTTGTATTCGTTACGCCGTGAGCTTCTGCCTGCGATATCAAGTCTCCAACGTTTACAGGTAGCGATTGCATCCCCCTGGCCCAAAGCTCGACGAGCTGCCCCCATCGAAGCCAGTTGCCATCAACGTCGTCGAACACAACCTTCATAATCGGTCACTTTCTTGAAAAAAGGCCGGGCGCTCACCCTGGGATATGGCTAGAGCGCCCGGCAAGTTGGTCAAACCGTACTGTGAACACTACGATCTGACTAGTGGGAGGAAACTGCATAAAGCGCCGTCTACTAGAACGCCCTACGCTTGCACCTTATAGCGCAAGCTACAGGGCTTGTAAAGTTAGCTTTAGGTTAACCAAGCGCCTTCACTAGCGATTCCCCATACTTGTGATCGCTTCCGCCAATAGGGACCGCAGCCATGCACGATCTGATCCACGAGATAAGTTCTTTTGAACTATAGGTTTGATTGGCAAGTCTAAACATCTCGCGCTGCGATTCCGACCCCGCGTCCGGTTTCGGTAGTTCTTTTGGGCGAACGTCTTGACTAAACTTTTCAGCAACTCCCCATGTCTTTGCCGCCTTCTTGTCGATTAGATTCTGGAGCCACATCGGGACTGTAACACCAGTATCAGCCATCGAACGCAACGGACGGCAATCCGCATAAACATTAACATCGACAACCCATCTGCCGGTCTTAGCGATAATCATCTTCTAATGATCCAGAAACCAGCCTACAGGTTGTAAATAACACAAATCAGCGAGTTTGTAAAGCCCCCCGCTTGTTTAACCATCTACCCAGCCACGATGCGCTATCACCAACAGACACACGACGGTCTTTTACGTTATTCATCAAGGGATTAGCTGTAACCGACTGTTCACTCTCGCCGGGTTGTTCCCCCGGCGCCTCAACCTCGCCACCCGTAAGCTGCTCCTCGCCGGGTTGTTCCCCCTGCGTCTCGCTTGGACCGTCTTTGAGACCGGCTTTGAATTTTAGCACCTCAAGCGGGTTATCCAACCTACCACCTGTCAGTTCACTCATTGACGGTGGTTCGTCGCCTTTAGCGTCCTCGATCTCTTGATCAGTTATGTTTGTTCCGAACCCGTTGACGCGGGACTGCTGCTTTATTTCCTTCATCGCCGCCTGCTGCGACAACAGTTGGCTCTCGAAGCCCGCCGTTGCAGTCTGCATAGTTGACGCCGCGTGCGATGCTTTTTCCGCGTCGGTCATCTGCCACAGAGGAGTAAACGTAAACGTCTCGCCTTTGACGGGAGCTTTACCGAACAAGGAACGATACGTCACACTGCGAAGCGTCTCAATACCACGACGAAGACGCGACTCCTGGTTCGCGTTTATCATGTCGTAGTAGTTCCGTAGGTCACTCTCACCTGTAGCGTTTAACCCTGCTGGTGCCTGCCCAAACAAACGGGTCAGGGGAACATCTGCCGCTCCACTAAGTTGTTGCGCGAACTGCGCCATGACGTCACTAAGGCCGCCGAAACTATAGGTGTGGGCTTCGAACCTATCCGACGCATCAAACAAGGACATACCCTCGTTCGTCTGCATCAGGCGCATGATGTTGACCTGTTTTATCAAGTTTTGATAGGCGCGCCCCTCGGTTGCTATGATCTCACGAAGGTTTTCAACGTAGTATGTTCGGAGATGCGCCTTATAAACGAGCTGAGCTGCCCCCTGCGTAGTTGAGTCGAACGCAAGCATCCGATCGAACATCGGCTCTATAACCGACAGTCCCCAATCGTTCTCCGTAATACGCTGCCAATAAGGCAGCTCGATTCCGTCTATCCGAATACACCGGCTGTGATGTATCTTCATCGATGGAATGGCCTTGGCGTCGCCAACTGTGCTGTAGAAGCGAGGCGTGCCAAAGTCCGTTCCGTAGTCTAGCACCGGGTCTTCAAGATGCGGCCAAACCATCCAACGGTCTAGCACAAGTAGCCCCTTGAACTGATCCAGACCGACTCCATCGACCTGAAGCGGGTCCTGCGGTCGTTGGCCATCAATCATCATGACCGCAAGGCATCCGCCATAAAGACGAGCCCATTTTATGGTCTGGTTTATCCTCGTCCAGATAAGCAACCGGTTCCAGTACTGATCAAGAGCTTCAAGCTCGTCTGGTTCCTCATCGCTTGTGACCTGTATCCGGGCACGTGTCATATCGTCAGCGACGACGTCGACGATCTTGCGAACGAGCCAGGACCCCCGGTACATCCACTCCAGCATAGTGTGCTGGCGGGATATCGGGTTGAACCCGTATGTTCCGCCCGACGATAGATTCGCCGTTCCTATACCAAGCTGGGCTGCCCAATTCTGAAACGAATCGTGTGTCGCCGCGCGAGCATCAAACGCCGTTACGCGACCGTTCGTGTCAACCCTAACCCTAGGCTTTCCGGTATCTGACATAGCGTTCCCGTCCTACCCTGCGACGGGCGTTGTGTTCAGTCCGTAGAATGCGATACAATTTCGACGATTTGGGCGGCGACTTTTTTAACCGTATTCATCCAGAAATCGACCTGCACTACACCGAAAGATGCACCATTCGCTTTGCAAAACGATGTAAGGTCACCGACGTTAATGAACGCAGACGCTAACGCCCATTTCCGCAGTTCTGCACCGGTCGGGTCGCCGTCGAACTCTACTGTGACTTCCAATTCCTGATCGTCTTCGTCATTGTCTTCGGAGACATACGCCTCTTCTGACTCAACC